CTACAAAGCGCGTGAGCGTTATTCATTCGGTGTATCAGATCCGCTAGGCATCTACGGATCACCAGGTGCATAATTAGTTCAATAGAACTTTTAGAGGGGCGGGTTTACTCGCCCCTTTTCTTTTTTAAAAAGTGTGGTATTGTTTGTTTGGGGCAACATTAGCCTTGCAGACAGGATTTCGCCCCCACCTGACGTTGCACAGACTGCTAGGCGAAACCTTGTGCAAAGGGTATTAATATGGCTTCAACCACATTTTCAGGTCCAGTGACCTCTACTGACGGATTCATTGGTGACATCAAAGTTCCAACATATACTGTAGCTTCCGCTCCATCTGCTTCTGACGCAGGTGCGGGAACCATTATTTACGTTTCTAACGGGGCTGCAGGTTCTGCAATCATAGCGTTCTCTGACGGTACAAACTGGAAGCGTTCTGATACAGGCGGCACTATCGCAGCATCATAATGGGGGGGTGACCAATGAGTAAGTGGAAACCACCAAGTGTTGAAGAGTTAGCTGCCCGTGGTCTTGATGCGGATGGAAATCCGTTAGAAACTATAAAGACACGCGCTAGAAACACAGACGGTACGCTGAAAGCAGATGATCCTTCCACGCCTGATGTAAATGAGGCATGGGAAGAAAAGCCTGTTAAAAAGAAACGCGGTCGTCCTCCAAAGAAGAAGGATTGATAGATGCGTTCTGATGTACAATCGAAACGTGTTACTGGAACGGGGTCACTTAGTGTTGGCCCCGCTCGAATCCGTCAGATCCAAGTATTAACAACTACTGGATCGCCTAGACTGACAATCACTGATGGTAACGGTGGCTCTACAGTTCTTGATCTGGACTTTATTGCATCTGATTCTCACTCAGTAAACATTCCGTCTGACGGTATTCGTGTCAGTGACGTGTACGTTTCTGCATTTACTAACATTACTGCTATGACAGTGTTTTATAACTGAGGTGAGTTATGGCTGGAAATGATGTATTATCTGCGCATTCTCACACATCTGCGACACTAATAGGTCGTAGGTGTAGGCTTAGGGGTGTTGTTGTAAACACGTCTTCTGGTTCAACGGGAGATGTTATTTTTTACGATAATGCTTCTGCTGCTTCTGGAACAGTTCTTCTTGAGGTGGATGAAAAGTCTCAAGGTATGAGCGATATTATTATACCAGGAGATGGCATTCTGGCTAAGAATGGGGTTTATGTTTCACTTCCAGCAAATGTAACTGCAACAATATTCTACGAGTAAGCTATGGCTGAAAAGAAAAAGAAGGATAGTCGGTTAGAACGCGCAGGAGTTAGTGGGTACAACAAACCCAAGCGCACACCTAATCACCCAAAGAAGTCACACATCGTTGTGGCTAAAGAGGGTGATAAGGTAAAGACTATTCGCTTTGGTCAGCAGGGTGTAAAGACAAATCAGACCGTAGGGCAGCGAAAAGCCTTTAAGTCTCGTCACGCGAAGAACATTAGTAAAGGTAAAATGTCTGCAGCTTATTGGGCTGATCGTGTTAAGTGGTCCCCTAGTAAAACTAAATCTAGCTCTCCAAAATGGAAGAAAGGTTCGTAATGGATATCTTGAGCAGTAAGGTTGTGATGGGGGTCGCAGCGGCTTTAATCGGTCTAGTGGGCGCGGTTTCGTATAATTGGGCTAGTTGGACGACGGAAACCTTGATCGCTGTAGATAAACGAACTGAAGTCATGGCTGTTCAGATGCAAGCAATAAAACTGGAACTGGAGCGTTTGTATGCCGCTAACAGATAAGGGCAAAGAAATCATGCGCTCCATGAAGAAGGAGTATGGCCCTAAAAAGGGTGAGCGTGTGTTCTATGCTTCTAAGAATAAAGGAACGATATCTGGTGTAGAAGAAATGAAATACGGCGGCTTTACTTCTACTGGTGATGACACGAAAGATCTCAACCTTATTCGAATGGGTAAAGGTGGCAAAACAAAAAGTAGAGTCAATGAGGCAGGTAACTACACAAAACCATCATTGCGCAAACGGTTGTTTGAGAAAATTAAAGCTGGCGGGAAAGGCGGAAAGCCTGGGCAATGGTCAGCCAGAAAGGCTCAAATGCTTGCAAAGCAGTATAAAGAAGCTGGGGGTGGATATAAAAACTGATGGGACTAAAGAAGTCGCAGAAAAGCCTTAAAGCTTGGACCAAACAAAAGTGGCGTACTAAAAGTGGAAAACCGTCTACCCAAGGTCCTAATGCTACTGGTGAACGGTATTTACCTTCTTCGGCTATTAAGTCTCTTAGCGATAGTGAGTATGCAGCTACCACAAGAGCAAAACGACAAGGCACTAAGGCAGGTAAGCAGTATGTGGCTCAACCTAAAAAAGTTGCAAAGAAAACAAAACGACACAGAAGTGTAGTGACATAGGATAGCGTCATGGCAGTAGTAACTCCAGATTTACCAGAGCTTTTTGAGGAGGCATATGAACGGGCTGGCCTCACCATGCGTACTGGCTATGACCTTAAAACGGCCCGTAGAAGTCTTAACCTTTTAACATTGGAGTGGCAAAACCGTGGGCTTAATCTCTTCACTATTGAATCGGGTACGATTGCTGTTACGGCAGGTACGGCAACGTATACCCTTCCTTCGGACACAATCGACATCATCGAACACCAAATCCGAACAGGAACAGGAACCAACCAAGTCGATACCTCGCTCGAAAGAATCAGTGTTGCAACCTACGCCCAGCAAACCAACAAAAACACGCAAGGTAGGCCGACCCAAATCTACGTCCAAAGGCTCCCAACGGAAACAAAAGTAACGCTGTGGCCTGTGCCTGACAGTACGACAACGTACACAATATTTTACTATAGGCTTAAAGGTATAGATGGTCTTTCCTCTGGTGTGGGCGATACTGTTACGTCTGTGCCGCCACGTTTCGTGCCGTGTCTTGTTGCGGGTATGGCTTACTACCTCTCAATGAAAAGACCAGAATCCGCAGGGAGAGCAACGGCACTAAAGCAAGAATATGAGTTTCAGTTTCAATTGGCGGCTGGTGAGGATGAAGAAACAGCGTCAATTAAGTTTGTTCCCTTTAATACGTTTGCTTTAGGTGGGTGATGTCATACGCTGCTGGTAAATATGCTTTTGGGTTCTGCGACAAGACAGGGTTTAGGTATCCACTTAAAGATCTTGTTCCAGAGTTTAAAAATGGTGTGAAGACAGGATTTCTTGTCGGAAAAGATGTGGTGGATCCTGATCAGCCGCAAAACTTTCTGGGGCGCGTAAAAATATTTGACCCTCAGTCTCTGCAGAATCCAAGACCAGATACATCCGAACAGGAGAGCAGAGGGTTATTTGGCTTTAATCCTGTGTGGAATGACGCTCAGTACATGACAGCGCAAGTTGGAAGTGTTAATATATCTATATCGTAGGAGATATAACTATGAAAAAGAAACCTATAGCTATGAAAAAAGGTGGCGCACCTAAAACAAGCTTGCGCCCTAAAGCCAGACCTCTTTCTGAAAAAGAAAAAGAAAGAAAAAAAATTGATTCAGACATGAGGCGCTTGAGGCAGAAGACTGCTATGGCGCACGGTCTTGATGACTACGGCAGGGGCAAAGCCGCATCACAAGGTAAGTTGAAGGATAAATCTGCAGAGAAAAGTGAATCTTTCTTATTTACGCTGCCTGAAGAACAAAAGAAAATGGGTGGCGGCAAAATGCACCGTATGCCAGATGGTAGTATGATGGCTGGGGCTTCCCACGGCATGAACTATGGTGGTAAGGTAAAGAAAATGAAGTATGGCGGTAAGTGTCGCGGAATGGGTGCGGCAACTCGCGGTGGCAACTTTAGTAAAGATGGATAAGTTCAAATGAACTATTCTCAGCTAGTACAGGCAGTGAAAGATTACACTGAGAATACGGAGACAACCTTCGTAAACAACATTGACGTTTTTATTCAGCAAGCGGAAGAGCGGATAAATAGAGACGTTCAAATACCTGAACTTAGAAAGAATGCAACTGGGAATACCTCTGCAAGTGTTCCTTATCTAGGAAGACCGTCTGACTTCTTATCTACTTTCTCTTTGGCTGTAATTGATGGCAGCAACAACTACACATATCTCCTTGAAAAAGAAGTAAACTTTATAAGAGAAGCGTATCCTAGTCAGTCAACTACTGGGCTACCAAAGTATTATGGTATGTTTGATGGGGATACATCTTCCTCAAACGGGAATTTTATATTGGGTCCGACCCCAGATGCTGCCTATAGTGTAGAAATACACTACTATTATGACCCACCTTCTATCGTTACTTCGACAACCTCTTGGCTGGGAGACAATGCGGAAACCGCGCTTCTTTACGGCACCCTTTATGAGGCGTATACTTTTATGAAGGGGGAGCCAGACATTTTGCAAAATTATTTGCAAAGGTATCAAAGTGCTTTAATAAACATGGCGTCTCTTGGTGTAATG